GCATCTACTCGGAAAGGAGTTGCAATTGTGGTCAGTCGGCGCAGAACTGAGCCTGAACCTAGCCCCAGGCGCCGTAAGCCGGCCACAACTCCTGAGGGTAGAGAGAATCAGCTCATTGCACTAGCCTCAGATCTAGTAGAACAGAGGATGCGATCAGGTACAGCCTCCGCTCAGGAGATTGTGCATTTTCTGAAGCTCGGTTCGACTAGAGAACAGCTTGAGCAAGAGCGATTGGCTCATGAGAATGAGCTTCTTAGAGTGAAGACCCAAGAGTTGGAGTCTCGAGCAAGAGTTGAAGAGCTGTACAAGCAAGCTCTAGACGCGATGCGTTCTTATTCTGGTCAGGAAGTCCCGCAAGAGACGGAGGACTACGATGATTAGAACGTATTCCGACCTTCGAAGACTTAACTCCTTCGAGGAACGCTGGCGGTACCTTGCTTTGCGAGGCGAAGTCGCAAAGGCCACATTCGGGTTTGACCGTTGGATCAACCAGAAGTTCTACACGTCACAAGAGTGGCGGCATATTCGTCATCACGTCATCGTCCGCGACAATGGATGCGATCTAGGCGCTGATGGCTATGAGATCCATGCGAGATTGGTCATCCATCATCTCAATCCGATGACAGTGTCGGATCTCACGCAAGGGAACGATGATGTCCTAGACCCAGAGTTCCTAATCACGACTACACACGCAACCCACAACGCGATTCATTACGGCGACGAAAGCCTGCTGCCTCGGATCTTTACTCCAAGGCGGCCTGGCGATACGAAGCTGTGGTGAGAAAGGAAAGCGATGCGCGCAAAGAACATGCAGGCCCTGACTGAGGCTTTGCAGAAGCAGTATCCGGGTGTCACGATCTACGGGATCGGGGACGCCGCACATCGACTCGAGGTTTCGGACCACAACGAGGACGACACGCCTGGTGTTCGTGCCGAACAGTCCGATAGTGACAACATTCCGGAACATCGAGCAATTGATGCCATGATCGGAGCCAAGTTCACGGCTTCTGAGGCCACGAAGCTCGTTGCGCGAGTCGTCGCGGATGAGGCTTCTCGGCGTCGTCTGCACTACGTC